CGAACCCTGGCCTGCGGCAGTCTCCACAAACAGCCCCGCGCTCATTCCTCCTGCGAAAGCACTGAGGTTCTGGAGCCGGGTCGAGTTGGCACCAGCACTGGGATGCGTGGACTCGCCGCGCACCGCGCAGCAGAAGCGCAGGCTGTTCTCTCCCGGCGAGCCGTCCGAGACGTTGCGCTCAAACATGGTGGTGTCGCCCTGGACGAGCACCTGTCCCGTCGTGTAGGCCTCGATGATGCCGCCGCTCTTGGACAGGGCGACGGCGAAGCCCAGCGTGTAGTCGGCGGTGTTCGCGCGGGAGATGACGATGGTCTGCGTCCCCGTCGCAACGTTCTCGTTCTTGATCCAGAGCTGAACGAGGCACGGCTCGCCTGCGGCGTCTATCGCCTTGGCAGCAGCCACCTTGGTCATGGCGGAGCCGCCGTGCGTGACGCCGGTTACGGGGTCAGAGAAGGCGTTGCAGACAACCCAGACCGCTATCGCTCCGGGTGTTAAGCCGCCGTTCAGAGATAGGGTGTGGCTGGCGACGTTGGCGGCTGCTGTCCCTCTGGTGCTGGAGATGAGGCCGACGGCCATGGCCGTCTCCTCTGGTTAGCTCGCCCGCAGGAAGTCGCCCGCGTTCAGGATGACATCGTTGCCGTCTGCCGTGACCGCGAAGGTGTGCGACGTGAGCGGGATCAACCCCGTGTCTGGCTGAGCACCTGTGGAGTCGTAGGCAATCAGCAGGCCCACGACGTTGTTGCCCGCTGTCGGCCCTACCCAGGTGACTTGCGGCACGGCCACGGCGTAGCGGTTGTTGGTGTCATCGGGAGCGGGCAGGACTGCCAGCTCGGTGTCGGTCAGGTACTTGCGTACCCAGCCGCCAGCCGTCTGCTCGTCCGACGTGCCGCCCAACACGGCGGAAACGGTGTCGTAGTCCTGGGCCTCGGCCTCTGTCCCCTGCGCCGACAGCGGGATCAGAACGAGACGCGAGGCGGCCGGGTCGTTGTTCTCGACGCGGTTGTAGAACTCCACGATGCGGCCCTTGGAAATGTTGAACACGTAGTCGGCCATGGTGTCTCCTACACGGGTGGCCCCGCCGCGATGGCGAGCAAGTTGGTTGCCCAGTCGAGCAGGAAGGTGCCGTTCTGGATGTCCTGGAGAGCGCCGAAGTCCAGCAACGCCCACAGGAACTCGTCGGTGGTGCCGTTCTCGTAGATGATCCCGTAGCGGGTCTGGAAGGTGGCCCCTGGCCCCCAGGAGAGGTCGGCGGCCAGCAGGTTGTATTCGTCGTTGGCCGCGTCGTAGGAGACGGACTTCCCGGTCAGCGCCTTGCCTTCTACCGTGTAGCCACCGCCCGTCGCAAGCTCCTGGGCAGAGACATCGGCATAGCGCAGATGCGTGTCCAGGGCTGGCGAGTAGGTGTTCTTCATCAGCATCACGCGCATGTCCTGGGTCGTCCACAGCCGAGCGATCAGGTAGCCGCCCGACTGTGGGAACCACTGTGAGGACGTTGCCATCTACAGATCCTTGCCCGGTGAGACGTAGCCCTTCTTCACGTAATGCTCTCGCTCCAGATATCCGAGTTCTCGATCCATGGGGAAGCCTGCCACCAGATCCGGACGTTCCCCCACGAAGTCCTGGAAGAGCTGCTGCTGCTGAAGCTCGCGCATCGGGAACTGACACAGCGGGCACCGTTCGGGGAAGGCCCCCAGCGGCACGATGCCTTCGTACTCCAGGCAGCGAGCACAGCGATAGCCCTGCCAGAGCTGCTCCATCGCTTCCGGAGACAGCGTGACCTGGGACTCGCGCATCCGCCTGCCATCGGGCAGCGTGCGCAGGCGGTCGGAGGAGTCGATGTCCTGGACCGCGCCCCAGTCATCAGGATCAGGCGGCGTCCAGATACGGCTCATGCCTGAACCGACAGCTCCCGCTTGACCTCAAGTGCCTGCTCCAGCGCCTCGATGATCTCCGGGCGCTGATGGCCGAAGACGCGCTCGTAGTAGAGCACTTGCTCCAGATCATGCCCGTCCTCCACCAGCTTCACGCACAGCGCAACGGGGTCGCCGTCGTAGTCGTCGTAGGCGGGGAAGGGAGAGGCGATGGGTGTGGACTCCACGATCAGGAAGGACTGCGGATCCTCCATCGACAGATGGCGCAGGTGGTCCTCCACGAGCTGCTGTGTCTTCTCGTCCCAACCTGCTTCCTTGGCTGCCGCATCGGTGTCGTAGACAGAGATGCGGTCGATGGGGTTGGTGGGGATGGCCTCCCCGATGTCCTGGGTGTTGCCGTGGAAGTTGAAGTGCCGAAGCGCAGCAGCTTCCTCGTTCTCGTACAGGAACGCGCCCCGCTCCAGCGACGTGAAGACGGCGTAGATCGGCTCCTGGGTGATCTCGATGGAGCCGTCCCCCAGCGAGCGTTGCCGCTGCGGGCGAACCTGCACCCGGGGGGCGGTGTACTGGCTGATGACCCTCATTCGTCTCCTCCTGGTAGTTGTGGGGCTGGCCTCGGGGGCGGGACCAGCCCCGACAACCTATGCGATGCCAGTGAAGACGCCGTGCGTCTTCTCCTGGGCAACCGTCCATCCCATCTCGGTGAGGTACTCAGCCGCCATCCGGTCCTCGCCGTTGGGCTGGCGAGCCGTCAGCAGCTTCGTGTCGCGGTCACGCAGCGGCCGCCGCTCGACGTTGGACATGTCGATGACGTACATGCGGCCGTTGTAGCCGTTCGCACCGGAGGGGTAGTTGGCCCATTCCTTCTTCACGACCACCGGGATCTCGGTGCCGAACACCCCGGAGATGAAGCCATCCACCTTGACGCCGTGGACGTTCTCCCTGCCTGGCCGCCAGAAGGCACCCTGCCCCGAGCGGTGGAAGCGGGAGATGTAGTAGGCACCGATGGTGCCCGTGAAGATCACCTTGTCCGGGGATCCCTTCGCCAGCACGGTCGCCAGCGACAGGTCCAGGAAGTCCGAAGTCAGCTCGCCGCCGACCGGGAAGCGGTTGGTGACGATGAACTCGTCCAGGCCTCCCGCACCACCCTGCGGCTCTGCCCCGGATGTGAGGAAGAAGCGAGCACCGAAGAATCCGTTGTGCTCGACCTCTCTCTTGTGCTCGACCGCCTTGCGGGCAGCTTCTTTGGCAGGCTCCCTGCCGCCGTACAGCTCGATGGCGGTGGCGGTGTTCGTGAAGCTCCAGCTTGAGCGGAAGATCTGGGTGTAGTTGAAGCCCAGCACCCGCTGGCTGTACTTGGGAGCTGGCAGCGCAGCACCCTGGGGGAACGCCGAGCCGACGAACAGCAGCTTGTCGCCCACGTTGCCCGCCGCGTCGGTCCCCTGCGGATCCACGGTCAGGTCGCCGTTCGCGCCGACAGCGGTGACGATGAATGCCTGGCCTGTCCGCATGTTGCGAAGGATGTCGTTCGCCTTGATGGCGTTCGACTCTGCCGTGCCCACCGAAACCGTGGTCGCACCAGCCGTGTAGGCCGCGTCCACGGTGAATACGTCAGTGACGTACTGCTCCTCCAGCCAGTTGAACTTCTCACGAGTCGCCACGCGGCTCGGCATCCGCTGGGTCATCGTCGTGTACTGGGTCTGGTCGGGGTCGAGCTGACGCATCTTCGGGTCCATGTCGATGACCCGCTCGTCCGCAAGGAACTCCTCGGTGGAGACTTGCGTACCTACTGCGATTTCAGCCATGACCACTCCTTGAGGTTCGGTAACTGTCTCTACCGGCCCCTGAGGAGTCCCGCCTCTGCGGTTCCTTCTGGCCCTCCTGTCGCTTCTTCCCGTGTTGGGTCGAGCGGTCCCCTGGGAGTCGAAGCTACCGCGAGTCTAGCTCACTCCTCGCCCCATTGTCTGCGGGCTTTCCACTCCTCGGTCATGGCAGCGAGCAGGGGGTCTTCTGTGGCCGGTGGTGTATGGGGAGCGCCCGTGACGACCCCGGCTGCCGCGCGGCGCAACTCCGCTTCGCGCTTGATCGCTGACTCGCGGGTTTCGTCCACCACCCTGCGCCGCGTCACCCTGCCCTCGCGCACGAGATCGTGGATCGCCTGCACGCCCAGGTCGCGCTGAGCATCGTCGCCGTTCAGGATCGCCTGCACGTAGGGGTGAAACTCGCCCAGCTCGCCCACCTTCTCCCGCATCGCCTGGCCGTCCTTCTCCAGGTCGATCCGTAGCCGTGCGAAGGACTCCTTGAGCGCGTCCTCCAGCGGGCGAGGTTGGTACTCCATCTGCTCGGCAGCAGCGAGCTGTTGCATCTCCATCTGCACCTGGGCAGCGAGGTTGGCGGCGACACCCGGACTCTCCTCGGCCACGCGGTTGACGATGGCGTTGTAGAGGGTGGCGTTGTTGGCGTAGGCGGCCTGGCGCATCGCCTCGTGAGGGTTCTGCATGGCGACCGTCTCTACCCAGTTCTCCTCCTGGGCCGACAGTGGCATTCCCATCTGCGCCTGGGTGGTCGCCTGCTGCTCGGCCGCCTGGGCAGCTTCGTACCAGTGAACGGCGAGCTGCTCGGCCT